GCGACTTATGGTGTGGCCGCTGTGGGTATTAATATCCCTCGTATTTTTAATCTGGTTCTTTTGGAGCCCGGAAAGAGCTTTGTCCGAGTTATACAAAGTATTGGGCGAGGTATTAGAAAAGCAGAAGACAAAGACTTCGTGCAAATTTGGGATTTAACTGCCAGTAGCAAATACGCTAAAAAACATTTAACAGAGAGAAAACGTTTCTACAAAGAAGCACATTATCCATTCACAGTAGAAAAGGTAAAATACTAATGCAAATATTAACACTTGATAATAAGATTTATCACCTCAATGACCTTCCAGATGAAATAGAAGACGACCTTAGATTTTCAGTAATGGACAATAGTGATCCATCGAATCCTGATTATTTTTATATTCCGTTAATTTTCTTAGAAAGTTTTACTGCTCCGGCAGCAGTATTACAAATAGGTCCCTACAGAGTTAATATGCCTCTTGATTGGTGCACTATTGTAGGAGATCCTGAAGGCCCTTCAATGGAAATTCTTCCACTGACAAGTTTAAATGATAGAGGTTTTAGAACTTTTACATTTAATCCTTTAAGTAGTTTTAGACCAGAATTTTTTGATGTTGATATCGTTGATGTCTATCAAGATGTTAAATGGTATTTTCCTAAAATGAAGCCAGGTCAATTGCTTTGCACTCCGTTAAGCAATGATCCTAAACCAGTGTGTGCATATTTTGTAAAAGAAGTTAGTAGGCAAAGTGAATTAGTTGATTACGGCCTGTGTTGGTAATATGAGCAGGCTTACACCAGGTGCATCATATTCTTATGAAAAAATTGATGGGGTGACATACGCACAGGAATTATCATCAACTGAAAAAATAATCATAGGGTGGGATTGGAGTTCAGATGACCAATTACTGGCGCCTGAACATATTAGATCAAAACTTGATGATATTAAAGAAAAGAATTTATGGAATGAAATTCGAAGAGTAGCCCGGACTAATGTTACCTTGCAAAAAGCATTAGACCAGTGTATAATTATACATCACCTCAGTAAAGACAACCCTAAACCACTAGATTGGCATCCAGTATAATGGCAGCAAAATTAGACATTGGCAAAGAACTAAGAGCAGTAAATTCTAGAAATTATGATTTCTATAATAACCTTACTGACGAAGAAAAGAAAGCATTTAGTCCGTATCTCCTAATGAGGTTCGTGGGCAATCCTCAGTCTGATTCTGAAACTTATGAATTTACAATTGATCGTGTTAACGAATTTGTAAACAAAAATCATTGGGAACTAAGCAAAGGTCATAAACCGTTGCTATGGAAAATGTTTGCAAGTTGCGGTACCGGCACGTCTTTGCGATATACATATCTTAAATCAGGTACGAAAGAAAAAGCAAACAAAATTGAAAAATTGTTAGAAGAACTGTATCCTGCTATGAAGATGAGTGATATTAAATTACTTGCATCTATGATGGACAAAAAAGATCGAGACGAACTATTTGATAAAATGGGTTTTGACAAAAAGCAACGGAAAGATTACGAGTGATTAAACTAGAAGAACAACCTTTTAACTGTGTACATTGCGGTAAGGCGTTTATGAAAGAAAAAACGCTAATTGCTCACATGTGCGAGCAAAAACGTAGAGTATTACAGAAAGAAGAAAAGCGAGTTCAGGTAGGATTTTTTACATACAACAGATTTTATCAACTAACACAGAATGCCAAAAAACAAAAGTCTTATTCTGATTTTTGTAAAAGCAGTTACTATAATGCATTTGTAAAATTTGGCAGTTTTATCAATAATGTTAATCCGTTATACCCTGAACGATTTATTGATTGGGTGATTAAAAGCGGAGTTAAATTAGATCACTGGTGTCGAGATGAATTATACGACAAGTATCTAGCGGATCTTGTAAAAATAGAACCTGCCGAAAGTGCAGTACAACGTAGTTTGCAATATATGATGGAATGGGCTGAAGAACAAAATGCAGAGTATACACATTACTTTAGATATGTAAGTGTTAATCGTGCAGTATATCATATTCGAGATGGAAAACTTTCACCGTGGTTAATTCTTAACTGTTCAGAAGGCGTTGAGTTATTGAGAAAGTTTAGCGACGAACAATTGGAAATAGTTGATAAAATTTTAGATTTTGGGTTTTGGTCAAAGAAATTTAAAGAAACTCCTGCTGATGTTGCATTGGTTAAAGAAGTATGTAGGGAGATAGGAATTGCCTGATATTGACTTAGACTTTGCTAATAGACAACTAGCATTAGATAAATTAACTCACATTACTGCATCTCGTGCCGAGAACGGAGATTTTAAAAAGCACAACACTGGCGTATATTGTCACGTTATTCCGTATAATCCATTAACTGGCCTATCTGCAATTGAGTATAAGAAAGCAGAAGATAGAGGATATTTTAAAATAGACTTTTTAAATGTATCTGCTTATCAAGGAATAAAAAACGAGGAACAACTTGAACAGTTGTTAAAAATTGAACCGCTATGGGATCTATTAGAAGATTCTGCGGTATGCGATCAGATGTTTCACATTAACGGATATCATAATATGATTGCTAAACTTAAACCTCGTAGCATTGAGCAGTTAGCCATGTTTCTTGCTCTCCTCCGGCCTGGTAAGAAACATCTCATCCCAGTATGCAACGAAAAAGGTTTCGATGCTATTGAAAATGAGATATGGGTTAAAACAGAAGATGCTTATTTCTTTAAAAAGGCTCATGCTGTTGCGTATGCTCATGTAATTGTGGTACAACTAAATTTACTATGTGAAAATATTAGTTACGGTTTTTCTTAACGTTTCTAACCAGTTGAATGCTTTTACGTTTAACTCGTTTTTCTGCAATTTCACCTAAATTTACAATTGGTCCAAATATTATTTCAACATCTTTACTGTTAAATGTTTTAACATATGGTCTAAAGTCTATCATATCCTGTTTTAAGAATATGTTGATTGGAATTTTTCTATTGGATTCCCACCACCATGTTTCTCCTAATTCTAGAAATAATTTTCTTTCTTCCTCAGAACGTATATCAGCATAACTATAGATGCTGGTAACATTGAGGTCGTAGTTGATTACTATTCCGATATATTCGTTAACCGATGTTTTTACACTGGTTATAAACGGAAAGTTTTTCTGAAAGTCGTCCTTACTGGTCATTAAAATAAATATATGTATGCAAAAATTACCAGTTTATTTATACTCCAATTTAATGCAAGTGCAATTAGATGTGGACAATAATACAAGGATAGATAGAACAATGTACCAGCGTGAACTAAAAATACAAAAAGGACTTAAAAATAAAGTTCAAATTCAAGTTAAAAATTCTGACCAGAAAACTGTTAGAATCAAAGCCGCTGGCGCAACTACCCAGGAAATTTCAACATCAAGCACAGAAATATTTTTAGATAGCACAACTGGCATTGTTGCAGGAATGACAGTTAACAGTAATAATGTGCTTCCGGGAACTTATGTTTCTTCTGTAAATGCAGATAGCGTTATTATTGCCAACCTAAATCCTGTTTACAACCTAGATACTGAGCAATTTCAATCACCTATATTAACTACAATCAGTTCGGGTACATCAATAGCATTCAATCAAAATTTTGTATTCAGCATGTTTAATGCTAACGAACAACGACTAGTTTTAGAAAAACAATTAGAAGTTTTAGATGACGGTGTCACAACAGCAACTCGAGGCATAGCCTTATTAACTTTAAACGAAAACGACACCCGATCTTTATCAAGCGGATATTACAAATACGGCATTACTCTAACAGACAGCGACGGCGGCAAATTACCATCATACTCGAATACCTACTACGGAATAGACGGTACGGTAAACTTAACACACGATTTATATCCTACATTAAAAGAGAGTGGTTCTGTCGTAAGTTTTCAAAGATTTGCAAATGAGCAGACTAATTTATACGAATTTTACACAGGCAATTTAAGAGCATATCCAGAACTAACACAAACAACAACAGCCGCTCTTTACCTTGAGAATTTTACAGGCACAGTGCTAATTCAAGCAACACTAGATAATAGTCCCGGTTCGTTTGGAAATTATGTAACTTTGGAAACAAAAACATATACTGGATTTACTGGAGTCGATTATGCTAATGCTGTTGGCAGTTGGAGCGATGTTAGAATAAAATGGATTCCGGATACTGACGGAACTTATAATCATTACAGTCCACAATTGCCCGGAAATCCTACTCCAGGAACTGCATATTATCCAAACGGAAAAGTTGACAAAGTATTGTATAGAAGTTAAAATATATGCATGAACCTCATACAATCAACTGTACAAACTTTCTTACCTGGTAAAAGAAAGGCTACTCCTAGCGGTTGGACAAGTTTTAATGCAGTCTGCTGTCACAATAGAGGCGAAAAAACAGACACTAGAAAACGTGGCGGGGTTCTTTTTAACGAAGAAGGATTTCAATATCACTGCTTCAATTGTAATTTTAAAGCAGGATGGAGCCCGGGCAGACTACTAAGTAAGAATACAAAAGACCTGTTTCGTTGGATGGGTATGGCCAATGACGAAATAACCAAATTAAATCTAGAGGCATTGCGATCTAAAGAAGACGCAGAGGTAGTAAAAACCCCAGTTATAAATTTTAACCTAGAGCCAAGATTGCTTCCTAAAGATAGCAAGCCGATAATTGAATGGTTAGAAGAAGATCCTAATTCGGATGTTATTGCCTGTGCTGATTATATAGTTAATCGAGGTATGGAATTAGATTGGTACAACTGGCATTGGAGTCCAGAAAATGGTTATAGAGATCGATTACTTTTGCCCTTCTACTGCAATCAAGAGACAGTAGGATGGACTGGAAGAAAGATAACTGAAGGTAAACCAAAATACCTAACTGATGCACAGGCCGGATATGTATTCAACGTAGATCCGCAACAAGATGATAGAGAATATGTATTAGTAGTAGAAGGACAGTTTGATGCCATTGCAGTAGACGGAGTGGCAATTATGCATAACGAACCTAATGCAACACAAATAGCAAGAATAAAAATGTTGGGTAAAACAGTTATTGTAGTACCGGACAGAGATAAACCCGGGGCAAAAATAATAACAGCGGCATTAGAAAATGAATGGGCGGTTAGTATTCCGCCGTGGGAATCAGATATAAAAGATTGTGCCGATGCAGTTAAGAAATATGGTAGGCTATATACACTACTTACAATTATTAACTACAAAGAAACGAACAAGATAAAAATACAACTACTAAAGAAAAAACTAGAAAACTTAGATGAATAAACCAAACTATAATGCAGAGATGCAAAAACTGTATCTCGAAATGTTTTTAGGAGATGCAGAAACTTTTGTACGCTGTCAAAACATTTTCGATCCGGAAAACTTTGACAAGCGTTATCAAGATGCGGCAACCTTTATTACCAAATATGTTGACGATTACAAGGTAATGCCAGAAGTTACCATTGTTAATGCATCTACTAGTAATTCGTTCGAATCTGTTGCGCTTGCAAAGGAAAACTATGAATGGTTGCTAAATGAATTTGAAACTTTTAGCAGGCATAAAGGCCTTGAGAGAGCGATTCTTAAATCAGCAGATATGTTGGAAAAAGGTGAGTACAATCCGGTTGAGAAACTGATTAAAGACGCTATTCAAATTAGTTTGAGCAGAGATATGGGAACTGATTACTGGGATGATCCTCGTGCTCGATTGTTGCGAATGAAAGACAATAATGGACAGATTTCAACTGGCTGGCCAAGCATTGATAGAAAGTTATACGGTGGTTTTAAAAGAGGCGAACTTAATATTTTCGCTGCCGGGTCAGGTGGCGGCAAGTCATTGTTCTTAGCAAACTTAGGTGTAAACTTTTCACTTGCCGGTTTAAATGTTGTCTACTTTACATTCGAACTTTCGGAAGAGTTAGTAAGTATGCGGATTGACTCGATGATTACCGATATTGCAGCCAAAGAAATTTTCCGCAACATTGATGATGTAGAAATGAAGGTTAAGATGACAGGTCGACGTGCCGGTGGAATGCAGATAAAGTACATGCCTTCAGGTAAGAATTGTAACGATTTGCGGTCATATTTAAAAGAATTTCAGGTTAAAACAGGAAAAAAACCTGACATTATTTTAGTAGACTACTTAGACCTTATGATGCCGCTATCTGTTAAAGTTAGTCCAAGTGATCTGTTTGTTAAAGACAAATATGTATCAGAAGAACTTCGTAACTTTGCTATGGAAACGCAGTCAGTAGTAGTCACTGCGGCACAGTTAAATCGTTCAGCAGTTGAGGAAGTTGAATTTGATCACAGTCACATCAGCGGGGGCCTGAGTAAGATTCAAACAGCAGACAACGTTATTGGTATCTTTACAAGCCGAGCAATGCGTGAGCGAGGCCGCTATCAAATTCAGTTTATGAAAACTCGGTCATCAAGCGGTGTTGGTCAAAAAGTTGATTTGGAATTTAACATTGATACATTACGCATTAATGACCTAGGTGAAGAAGCAGAAGAGCAAAGTTTTGCAAGTCAGCGTAGTGCAGCAAGTAGTGCGCTAATTGACGGGTTAAAGAAAACAAGTTTAGTAACTAGTACTAACGTAGATCCCGAAACAGGCGAAATAGATCCTACAAAAGGAATGCCAGTTTCTAAGATTGCAAAATCGAGCATGCCTACAAGAAATGCTAGAGATATGTTAAATGCGTTTAGTCCCGAAAAAGACTAAAACCAATTAGATATATTATTTTTGGTAATATAATCAATTCCGTGTATCCATTGATCTTCTTCGTTTAAATGAAACACTGCCTCTATTGTAGCAGGAGCATCTACCCAACTATCGGCAGGACTCCATGGCTCTTGACTAAAATATTCTCCGTCAAGTTGTTTAGGTGCCCATTGGCATATACCCAAGCATGTTCTAAATAATGCAGGCCCTTCGTTACCTGCAATTGCGGCCAGTATAGATATGTCAGTAGTAACACCTATATCTTTGGTAATTTGCATTGTAGTAGGTGCAGTCCAATCTAAGGTATGTACAATATATACTCTATTAGTGTCTACCGGACCTCCTATATAGACCTTATCTTCTTTTTTAGAAAGTATTCCAGTTTGCCGCATTATATGATCTAATGTAATTTTTTCGGTAGGTTTATTGACTACGAGACCCCACGATCCTGTCGGACTGTGTTTTCCTACTATGATAACAGATTTGGAAAAATAAGTATCTGCGTTATTTGGGCGAGATGCAATAATTTGTCCGGTTAGGTCTTTCTTTTCAATCATTGAAATATTTACCGGAAATAAATAAAGATATGAGCATGTTTGAATATACTGATCCTATCGAGATCCACAGCACCTTAAATCCTGTATTATGGAAGGACGATCACTTACGATCTAATGTAAGAGTTGCACTATTAAAAATTGCAAAAGAATTTTATGCATTTTTAGATTTAGATGTTACTTTGTTAAATTTAGTAGTTTCAGGTAGTCAAGTTAATTACAACTATACCAAACATAGCGATTTAGACCTACACCTAATTGTTCCCTACAGTCAAGTTAACTGCGACGTTGCAGTAGACGAATTGTTTGATGCAAAACGCAAACTCTGGGCACAACAACATGATATTAATATTGCAGGTGTTCCTGTTGAACTATATGTAGAAGATGTAGACCATCCTCCAGTTAGTAGCAGTTACTCTGTTATCAAAGGTGAATGGATTAATCGTCCTACTCAAGATGCAGTCAAATATGACAAACCAGAAGTAGAACGAGTATTTGCTATCTGGGAACGAGCAATTGACGGTGCAATTGCTACGGGAAATTTAGAAATGTGTCGCAATATTAAAGACATGTTAAAAATGTATCGTAAGGCTGGTCTTGCACAAGCAGGTGAATTTGGTGTCCCTAATCTAGTATTCAAAGCACTGCGTAACGACGGACAAGTAGGCAAACTCATGGATGCGATTGGTAAATTACACGATAGACAAATGAGTATATAAATGTTATAATATAGCATGAATACAATTTATTTAGACATGGACGGTGTAGTAGCCGATTGGAACGCAGGCGTTGGAGACTTTATCGGTTACAGGCTTGATGATCCTACTGCTATGTACTCTCCTAGTGATTGGGAAAAAATCCGTAATAATCAACGCATATTTCGACAGTTACCAAAAATGCCACAAGCAGACGACATGGTTAATCTTGCTCGTCAATTTAGAGATGAAGCAGGATATGAACTATTATTCCTAACTGCTATTCCTCATTACAACGATGTACACTGGGCGTTTTGGGATAAAGTACTTTGGGCACAAGAGAGATATCCTGACATTCCTGTTCACTTTGGACCTTACTCAGAAGACAAACAAAATCACTGCAAGTCAAGTGATATTCTTGTTGACGATAGAATTGATAACTGCCAACAATGGGAATCTGTAGGTGGCATTACTGTTCGTGTAACCAAGGACTATCAGAAAGCCCTTGATCAAGTTGCGGAATTATTTTTAGAAGCAAGAAAGGTACAGTAATGAAACGAGTATTTTTACTATTAGTTTTAATATTTGCATTAGCCGGGTGTGTTACTACCGATACTCTTCGGTATAAGCAACTAAATCCGCTACCAACCCAAAAGCCCAAAGAAGTATCATTAATCATAAACACATATGCCCTCGAAAACCCGAGTCCTACAGTGATATATGCACACGGTTGCTCCGGGCTTAATGGTGCATATTTAGATTGGAAAAATAAATTAAATGACTGGGGCTACAATGTCGTACAGCCAGATAGTCTGCGAAGTCGAGGATTCAATACGGCTTGCAGCAGTAGTGGTCTCGTAAATGTTACCAATAATGACAGACTTGAGGATGTACTAAAAACTGCGGAATGGGTCAAGAAACAACCTTGGCATAAAGGTAAAGTTGGTGTAATTGGATATAGCATGGGAGCAGTTGCAGCATTAAATTTGGCCGGGGACGGGGGAAATCTTTACATATTTAAATTAGAAACTCCTAGGGATGTGTATCAAAATATAAATATTTCAGCGGCTGTTGCATACTATCCGTCCTGCAAACCGGAACATGTCAAAGCCAAAATTCCAACTTTAATTTTAGTTGGTGATTCAGATGACTGGACACCTCCATTTTTTTGCGATTATCTCGCCAATGAAAATCCGAATATCGACTTAAAAATTTACCCTAGCGTTCATCACGGTTTTGATACACCTGGATTAAATTACATTAATCGTTACGGGTATACGATTAAGTACGATGCCAATGCAGCCCAGGACGCTGAGAAGCGCACAAAAGAATTTTTCGAAAAACAATTGAAAAATTAAAAATAAGAAATATTGATTCTGTAAGGATATATAAATTCGTTATTGTTGTAAGTTTCGTTCTTACGCAATTCAATTCGACTAGTTTTGCCCAAACAAATACTTGCCATAGTTCCTGGCATGCTTTGATTACCTATAAACAAATCACAACCTGCTAATACTCTTGATAAGTGTAGCAGGTCTTCTGTGTTATAGTAATCGACTTCACACTTGTATAAATCTTCAAACCAAGCGTGTTCGCCTTCGTGTCCTACAAACACACATTGATCTGCTAGCCCCATGTCAATCCATTCTTTCCATTGCGGATTAAAGATAGGTGCGCCGTCTAAATATTTCTCATTACGACTAATAACAATAGGGCGTCCCGGAATGCGAATGGGGTCTTTGCACTCTAACCAGGAACGTTGCTGAAGTGCTTCAAAGTTTGCCTCCATATCAACACCTTGGCTAGATGCATATTGATTACTGAAGTTCCTAGGCCAAATACCACTTGCTTGATGATGAAGACATTGTTCTTCAAATACGTTAGTAACTTCTTGTCCTTGCCATACTTGAAAACTTTTAATATAACTTTGGCTAGTCATTAAAGATTCTAACATATCAAAGTCTTGTTGTGTCATACGACCGCTGTGAATACCAGAGCCAGGCCAGCCGAGGTACTGTTTAACAACATTATCCATGTTGTTAAGACGAAGATAATAATCGCCGCCGCCTAACAATTTAACAACGGATAAACTAGTAAGCACATCACCTAATGTGCCTGAGTGGGTAAAAGATAGATTAGAAGTAGTGGACATTGGGTCTGATAAAATAACATTCATTTCTTTGTAAAGGTAAATCTTTGCGGCATTCGCATAGTGTAGTTTTTCCTAAGCCTAATGCAATACTTAGGCACATGCTTTGACTACCTATAAATTGTTCTGCGCCTGCAATCACTTGTGCAACTTCTAAAATATTTTCAGTTTTATAATGCTGAATTTTAATACCTAGGCTTTGCTCAAACCATGCATGTTCACTTTCTTTCCCTACATATACTGCCATGTCCGACAGTCCTTTTTTAAAGAAATCTTTCCATGCTTTAGCATCGGGATCACATCCATACAGGTGTCTATTAACACGATTGACCACAATTGGCTTACCAGGAATACGAATAGCGTCTTTGATTTCTAACCAAGGCTGATACATGAATTCTTTATAATGTTTATAAAAGTCGAGACCTAATCAGGTAGCATACGAATACATGTAGTTACCGTTTTGTTTAACAATTTCAAAACCACACTCGCCTAGGTCGTGTGTAATTTCTTCACCGTTGTATGGTTTAAAACTGTTGATATAAGGAAGACTTTCTATTAAAGGTCGGAGTGCTTCGAACTGGGCTTCGGTCATCTCGCCCTTGTGATCGCCAGCATTTGGTGCACCTAATACACGGTGTGCCATACGATCCATATCGTTAAGACGCAAATAAAAATCTCCTCCACCTAAGTGCTTGACCATAGCAAGGGAGTAAATTAAATCGCCGAATGTTCCTGAATGTGAGAATGAGTTCATAGTGTTGTAAATTGTAGCATATTTACAACACTATGTCAACCCTGATTAAATTTTCATAAACCAGCGGCAGATAATCTTGCTTCTAATTCTTCAACTTTAGCAGACAGTTCTTGAATAGACTTTGTTAACACCGCAGTTAGTTTTGGATAGTCCACACTTAATGTGCCGTCACTATTTGTTCCGACTACTTCAGGAACAACTTGCTGTACTTGTTGTGCAAGAAAGCCGATTTCAGTCTGTGAACCAAATCTTTCAGTATCTATCCAATTAAACTTAATTGAATTTAATGCAAGTGTAGCAGTAAGTCCTTGATCAATCGGATGTACATTTGTTTTTAAATTTGCATCTGAGGAACTATTAGTAACTTCGCCCTCTTGGCTTGAATACACTGCTCGGTTTCCGACGCCTTGTAAACTCTTAACAAATAAATTTTCTCCAATTCCTACTCCACCTGCAACTACTAGCGTTCCACTAACAGTATTTGTTGCAATAGTAACACCTGCCAAATATAATTGAGTAGCAGTACTTGTAGGTCTACTGCCTGCAACTGCAAAGGTCCAAGTGCTAAATGTAACAATATCTTCGTCTGGACTTAAAAAATACTCGTCAATTAATATGGTCCAGTCTGTACCTGTTCTTGCAACTAATGTTCCTTCCAAGTAACTTAAAAATGCACGTTCTTTGACAATTGCTCTTATTCTTTGCCCAGTAGTATATGCATGCTCTTCACTTTCAACGGCAAACTGTACCTCAGTATCAGAACCTATAGTTGCTAAACTAACAGGATTATCATATGCCCAAAGAACATACCCGAGACCTGGCTGGCCTATAAGTCCGTTTTCGCCTGCTATGCTAATTGCCCAAGAACTACTCGAAAGTCCTAGCGTTCCTTGAGCGTAATCCGATATAAAAATCAACGACGTAGTGGCTAAATTTACACTTTCGACTTGTCCGTCCATATAACTAAATGGTTGAGAATTAATTGCTCCTGCTCTAATTCGCATACCTGCGGTGTATCCCGATACATTTGGAGTACCGTTAACATCGTATAAATCTGTAAATGTTTTAGTTCCTGTGCTAACAGTATTAGTCGAACTACTAAAAGCAAGTAGTGCCGGACCTGTCGGACCTACTGGACCTTCGACGCCGGTAGCGCCTATTGGACCAGTCGCCCCGTCAGCACCTGTTGCGCCTGTTGCGCCTGTTCCGCCATTTCCACCATTAGGTCCAATTGGCCCAGTCGCACCTTGTATAGATCCATCAACTACTACTGTACTACTATCATTTAATGTAAGTATTAATGTAGTACCTGTAACACTGGCAGTAGTAACATATTGTCCTTGAGGACCTGTAGCACCTGTGGCGCCAACTCCAGTAGCACCTGCAGGTCCAGTAGCACCTGTTGCGCCTGTAGCACCTTCTGCTCCCGGATTTCCTTGCGCACCTGTAGCACCCTGACCAGTAGCACCGGTTGCGCCTAAATCACCTGTAGGTCCAGTTGCACCTTGCGGACCAGTAGCACCTGTAGTTCCTAATGCACCTGTTGCACCTGTTGGACCAGTAGCACCTGTGGTACCTTGTACACCAGCACCAGTTGCACCTTCTGAGCCTGTAAGTCCAGTAGCACCAATTACTGATCCAACGTTAATTTCGCTAGCATCATTTAATACTAACAACAATTCTGTTCCTGTTATTGAAGCAGTTGTAATATATAGTCCAGTGGCGCCTGTAGCACCTTGGGCAGCAGCACTTCCATCAATACCTTGCGGACCTTGTACACCGGTTGCGCCAGTTTCTCCTGTAGCACCAGTTGCACCAGTAGCACCTTCTGGTCCGAGTGGTCCTATTGGACCTGTTGCACCTTGTACACCAGTAGACCCTGGCACCGTAGAGTCTGCACCTGTTGCACCTGAAGGTCCTGTTGCACCTGTTGCACCATCAACTCCGATTGTCCCAGTAGCACCTGTAGGACCTGTTGCACCAGTAGCGCCTTCGCCAGTTGCACCTTGTACACCCGTTGCTCCGTCATTGCCTTGATTTCCTTGCGCACCAGTAGCGCCTGTAGGACCAACAATATTACCGGCATTAATTTCACTACTATCATTTAATGTAATTAACAAATTTGTTCCGGTTACAGTAGCAGTAGTAACGTATAATCCTGTGGCACCTTGTGCTCCAGTGGCACCATCATTGCCAATAGCACCAGTTGCGCCAGCGCCAGTTGCGCCTGCAGGACCAGTTGCGCCTTGAACACCTGTAGCGCCTGTAGCACCGTCTGCACCAGTTGATCCAACTCCACTAGGTCCTGTGGAACCTGCTGGTCCAGTAGCACCAGTTGTGCCAGGAACTATTGAGTCTGCGCCGGTGGCACCTATTTCTCCTTGTGGACCAGTGGCGCCTGTTGACCCGTAACTGCCAGTAGCACCAATTGCACCTTGTGGGCCAGTAGCACCAGTAGCGCCGTCGATACCTATGCCACCATCTGCTCCTGTAGCACCTATGCCACCATCTGCTCCTGTAGCACCTGAAACAGGGCCTGCATCAATTTCAGTCGAATCATTTAAAATAATAACTAGATTAGTGCCACTAATAGTAGCACTAGTTACATATAGTCCTGTTGCACCTGCAGGTCCTGCTTCTCCCGTAGCGCCAGTAGCACCTGCACCTGTAGCACCAACATTCCCTGCAGGTCCTTGCGCACCTGTAGCACCCGGTAAACCAGTAGCACCTGTTGAACCTGCACCAGTAGCACCATCTGGTCCGGCAGGACCTGTGGCGCCAGCCGCACCAGTAGCGCCTTGTGGACCAGTTGCTCCGCCTGGATCGCCTGTTTCTCCTTGTGGACCTGTAGATCCAATTAAACCAGTTGCTCCTACAGGACCAGTTGATCCGGTTGATCCAGGTCCGCCAATGGGGCCTTGAGGACCAGTTGCACCTGTAGTACCTTGTACACCTGCACCAGTAGCACCTTGATATCCTTGAATACCCAACGGTCCTCTTTCACCAGTAGCACCAGTAGCACCGCTGCCTGTTGCACCAGGTCCGCCTGTGGCGCCTTGTGGTCCAGTTGAACCAACTTCGCCTGCTACGTTAACAAACCAAGTTGTTAATGTTGTAGCAGTACCCTGTGTACGGTCAACATATACTGTAACTGTAGAACCAGTAGTGTCATATGCAGTAATTTGTCCTTCTAACCATTCGTTAACAGGAATACCGCTGGCATAGTTTTTAGCACGAACTCGCTGTCCAATTGACCAAACGGCTAAACTTTCTAAAACAAACACTTTTGCACCAGTGCCAATTGTAATAGAACTGTTTGAATAAACTCCGACACCTAATCCGTCTGGGCCCTGCACTCCAGTAGCACCTGTTGGACCAGTAGCACCGATTAGTCCTGTAGCACCTGTAATACCGTCTACTACACTCAATGTTCCTGTGGAATCTACTGCAAGGCCAGCGCCGATAATAACACCGCCTAGTGTAGCAGTTGTAGCAGTGGGTAAAGTATACTGATTAGCACTTAGTAATCCTGCTGGAGTAATAGTCAACCCATTCCCAACTTGAATAACACCTACTGATGCTGTGGTTGCTGTAGAAACCGCAACCTGTATTGTGGCAGTATCAACACTGACAACACCGGCATTTACCAATAGGCCGTCACCAACTTGCATGATACCTTTTAGGGATTCGCTTGCAGTTGGAATACTGTTTAGATCGTTGAAGTTACCGCTGATACCCACAGCACTAACTGTTTGCACACTAGCATCAATTTTCCTACGGTCAAGGTCAAAGAATTCAAAATCAACACCAGTGCGGCTTGAAATTTCAATACCAAATACGCCGCTGGTCTCAAACGTCATTTCGCCGCTGACGCTGTTGAAGTTTACCAATCTAGTCACGTTGGTAATACTGCTGACATCGCTGAATGTCACAACAGTAGCAGTAGACGGAACTGAAACATACACACGCATTGTGGCATATTGGTCTACTGGAAACTGTTTTAATCCTAAGGTAACGTTGGGAAACGCTTCTACATAATGTATCGGTGCTTCGTAGTAACTTAGAGCAACTGTGCCGCTTTGCGGGCCATGATTGAACAAGCGTTGTGTCCAATCTGCTAGTTGTACTTCACGCAGTTCTGCACCTACCATGTAGTTTTGAAAGTCGTCTGCGTTTTCTACTCTAGTTGTGCTGGTAGTGCCTTTTACTGTGGCATTACGTTGCAGCCCTGTAATTTCGTCACGGGCAGCAGTTAGGCCTTGTACAGTGCCTTGAAAATTGTCTCTAAATCCCTGCGAACTGTTATTTTGTCCTGATACAGGAAACTCTGGGTTAATTTGTGTTGGGTCGATATTGCTTGTCATTTCTAATCCTAGAACGTAGATTCCACTATACGCTATTTAGCCCAGATCGGTTAAGTAAATAGATCTATGCAACCATGCCCATACAACCAAGTAGTAAGTGACTACAAACGTTTTTATCTAACTTGGATAATCAACAACATCTGTACAAATCATTGCCGCTATTGCCCAAAATATCTACACGAGGGCAAGAATCATCACTACGACTGGAGTGAAGCGGAATACTTTATCGACAGCATATTAGAACAGCACCCCATGATACATTTGGTTATATCAGGGGGCGAGCCTACAGTAAGTCCTTTTTTACCAAAGTTACTTAAAAAATTTGCCAGCCCTAAACACTATGCTGGCGTCAGTAGCAACGGTGTTCGTAAGGCAGAATACTGGGACGGACTAGATGTAGAAAATCTAGGACTCAGTTATCATCCTGCGTTTCACGCCGACGGTTGGGTCGAACGAGCAAATCAAGCAAATCAGTATGTCAAACAGGTCACGGTGAATCTAATGATGGATCCCGACTACTGGGGTCACTGCATGATCATCTACGATCAACTGTTGAACGAAACTGACGTCTCAGTTATACCCACTATGATAGTAGATTGGGGATCGGGTCAAACTCCCACCTATACTGAACAGCAGCAACGCTGGTTCCTGGACAATCCTGCTGTGTATAGAAATCTTTGGGTGGACCCCATTGTTCCCAGAAACTTTGCCATTCTGGATCGTCAGGGCGAACCGGCATTTCCCGGCAAGAGTTGGACTGTGGAACTGATCAATCGCAGAGAAAACAACTTCGGTCGCTGGGAGTGCGACATAGGACTAAAATCCGCATTTGTACAGTTCGACGGCAGTTACCGTAGAGCCAACTGCGAACAAGGCGGCTACTCAGGATGGATTCGAGACGGCTACAAGCAAGTGGTCAAGCCAGTGATCTGCGGCTACACAGAATGCCAATGCCTTACTGACATATCCATACCTAAACGCAAACAGTCTGCGGCAGTGTGGCGCATACAGCCAGTGAAATAGCGGCGGCACTTCCTGTCAAATAGAGCGAAGCGACCCAGCGGTAGCGCCAGCGATTAGATCGGTAAACTGCTCATATAATGAACTAAAATCTATACACACTGCCCACCTATCCTCCCGCAGGCCCAGTACAGCATGCGGCACAGTGTGGTCAAACAATGCCCAATGGTACTGCGGAATGACAAACCTGTAGGCCTTACCGCCTTGTTTGAATACAGTAGGATAATCCTGTGTAAGTGAACAAACAGCACTGTAACGTCGAATACGATCCTGATGAAATCCTATTCCCGGCGGCTTAACCCACTGTAGATGCAACTGACTGGGATGTAGACTGTAGTTGATACTGCTACTGACCCGTTCAGCGTCCAATGACTGTTCTGGCCATGACCATAAACCCGCATAACGTGCATCAGCAGTGTATCCATCCTGATTAGTGAGTAGATGCTGATTAGACTGTATGCGAGTATGTATTGACTGTAGTTCAACGGGCAGTACGGGCCATGCTAACAAATGGATCATAACAGTAAGCCTAATAACAGTCCCGTAGAAGAACACACTAGTGCAACGGCCAGCACACGGTGAGCAGCAACAGTGACTATATAGTGTTCTCTAGATGTGTATATAGTGGGATAACGGAAAGGACGTAGTAAACGGCGTAGCATGGTATAAGAATGGTTATAGCAGTAATTATCACAGTGCAACAGCCCGAGGTGTATATAGCGAGTAAAAAAAATTGTAAAAAAAATTTCAAAAGTTGAAAACAGTAATCCAACGAAGTTTTTAGAGAGAGGTCTATATAGTGGCTTAAAAATTTTGTGCGCAAATTAAAGTGGGTCCAGAGATCTCGGCCCCTGGTGATTACATCTAACTGGGGTGGGGATATTAGGAACTTTAGAGGGAACTTTGGGGGGAGAATTTGATTGCGCTGCTGCTAGCGCTAGTACTTTAGTAGTACTAGTGCCCCACCCCCCACCCCCCCACGAGGCTGAGAAAGATTTAATTATTTAAAACTATATATAACGCCTTGTGCGCTAATTGTTTTAGTAATGCCATTTGCAGCCCATTCTGCTTCTATTGCACGTAATTGCTTGCGATCTTTAATTTGTGCATCTGCTACTTTAATTGCAATTTTAGTCTTGCGATAGTTAATGTATACGTTAGTTGCACTGTACAGCATCTCAAGCAATAACTTAATGCGCTCTGCACGTATCTTAACAGCATCTGTATACAATGAAGCATTAGCATAGTTGCGCATGCGAGCGTTTTGCATTGCTGCAAACTTGTATTGTGTAGCAGTAGTCTCAAGTGTATGTGCTTGCATAGTGTGTGTGCTCTCTAGTGTGTGTGTTGCTGTGTATGTATTATAACATACACTAGAGCAGTGTGTCTAGTAAAGACCCTACACACTGCTCTAGTACTTTATACTACCCAGCCTACAAACGTTTCGTAATCGTATACTGCTACAACTGCATCTTCATGTGTATATACAATTAGTCCCCCGATGTTGTCTGCAGATGCATCTTGCAGTGCATACTCGTTTACAAACTGCTCTGTTAACTCATCTAACTCTGCATCTGCATCTTGTGCTAGTAGTGCATCTACTTGTGCATTGTAGTTTGCTGTTACGGGAGTAGTGTTAATAAACTCTATGTTGTATGTGCTTGCTTGCATGCTGTGTTACTCTCTCTCTACTGCTGTTGAACATGTGTGTATTATAACACTAAACAAAGACCCTGTCAACCTCTGGGTTATTGCACACTACCATCCCACTCAACTGTCCACCCTTCTGCTTCCAGTTCTTCTAGTACAGCATTAAAGTCGTCCACAATGATCTGCAGTTGGCTGTATCGCTTGGTGTCCTTCTTGCGTAAGATGTTGCTGCCTTCCTTGTAGACTAACCACACATGCTCTGCACAGTAACTCTTGTGAGCCACGCTGGTGCAGCCGCAGGGTTTGGCCTGTGCTCCTAGGTACTGGCACTCTTTGTTGTATACGGTATTAGTCATTGTACTTGTTCTCTACTTGTCGTATGGTCTTGACCAGGTCTTGTTGTTGTTGTGTGTCTAAGTCTATGAACATCAGTATGCCTTCTACATAACTCTGCTCATGTTGCTGTGCCTTGGCCGTGCGCTCGCTTGCCCAGAACAGCGCCAGTACTGCCCAGAACTCCCAATTGGTTAGGGTAACGTTCGATAGAGTCAGTACCAGCCCTAGTGCTAGGTACAGGGCTAGTCGTTGTATCATACTCGCTTCATACATGTGGTCTTGGCCATTGCAGTCCAGTTACGGGGGAAACTCTTGCGCAGGTCCGCAATCTTCAGCACCATACGCAGGCTAAGTTCACGCAAGCGAGCGGCATTGTTGACCACAAACTCAATGATCTCATCACTGGCACCCGCTTCAAACTCGTATGTGTCCAGCATGCCGTCCTTTACAATCTGCTTGATGCGAAGTATCTTTTCACGCTCAGTGTCCATCTGTAGATCGATGTAGTGGCACCGGCTTTCCAAAGCATCCAGGTGATCGCGAAGTTTCTTAGAGCGGACATGTTCAAATTTAATGTTAGTGATAAAGATAGCGGCACCCTTGAACTCAAAGCGATCTGGGATGCCTTCTGTGCGCAACATGCGGCTGTCAGTGTTCCAAGCAATGAAACGCTTTTTGCTTGAGTCCAAGGCTGCCTTGAGGATGTTAAGGCTCAGGTCTTCCATTAGGATTGAGTCACAGTCGTCAAACACCAGTACTGACTTTTCATCGCTGTACTCGTACAGTTTAGCATATAGACCCAGTGCTGACATGGCACCCTTGACAATTTCGTACTTGGGTTTGCGGTTGCCCAATGTATTGAATAGGTCGTCTTTCTCAAGTACCTGCTCAACACCGAAACTCTTGCCTACTCCTGGAGGACCGCTGACGATCATTGCTCGCACATCGCCCTGCTTGACTGCCTTGGTCATCTCGGTAAGGATCTCAAAGCGCTCACGCAAGCGCTCAATGATCTCTTGATCAGACTCTCTTGCCACAGCCATTTCGTTAGCACGGATTTTCTCTTGATCAAACTCTAATACAGTTGCAACTGCGGTACTTTTTGCTTTGGCCATCTTGTGTTCCTTTTGCGTTTAAAAATGTATTATAACACAGGGCCGGAGCCCTGTCAAGTGTTTTTTAATCTAAACGTGATCCAGCGTAGGCTTCAAATCCGTACTTCTTAAACACATCAGCGGCTGCTCGTGCACCTGCTTCTAGTGTGTCCACGTTCTGGCAACCGTAGCCACTTGGGTTCCAGATCTGGAATGCTTTGGTGTAGTTCTGTCTGATACCTGCGGCTTTCATTGCACGGCCTATCTTGGTCGAACCTTTGATCGCCTTGCCCTCATGCTTATAGATGTTGACCCAAGCAAATCCACAAGCGTATTGATCAACGCCACCTAATCGAGTTTTGAAGTAGTTGTCGGCTGCTTCGTAGGCTGCTTCTTGTGCTTCACGTACAGCGGCTTTGATAGTGTCTACTGTGATCATTTAGTGTGCTCCTAGTGCGTTGTTGATGTATGTATTATAACAATAAACAAAAACCCTGTCAACCGTAGGGTTGTTGCAAATTAGCCACAGTTACCATTGCTTCTTGTCGCCGCCCTGCTCGTTCCAACGGTAGCCTGCGTAGTAGGCACGCATCTGGGCAAGGGTCATCTCTTCGCCGGTAATCTTGGGCAAGTTGCCTGTACCGTTTGGGTACCAATGTGGTTCCTCTGGGCGGCTGTAGTATGAATCGGCACTGCCACGATCAAACGGACTACCGTGGAACTGATCGAACTTTTGACCCTCGAACTCAACTTCAGTAACTTGATCGAACATTAAAATTCTCCCTTTACAATCATTGCCACGCCCATTATGATCACGGGCATCATTACTACTGCTAGATTAATTAGTGCTTGCATCTTCTACTCCTTGTTGCTGTTTATGTATGTATTATACTGTCAAGCAGCCAACTTGTCAACCAAAATCAACTGTGGCTTTCCTACAACACGACCGCCGTATATTGTTTGATATAGATCAGCGGCTGCTCGTATGCAAAACTTAATCTCAGTGCCATTGGGTTTGATCAGTGTGTACTGCATGCTTTTCTCCGTTGTGTATGTATTATAACAAAGATCGAATACTCTGTCAACCAGTAGGGGAAAAGGTGAACCCTGCGTACTTCACAGCAGGCAGGGTTCGGGGTTTGCCTGGGACACTACCCCCAGGGCTTAGGAGCGGCTCTCAGTTTTTATGCAAGGCCGAGAGCAAGAGCCTTGTAACCTGCGGCAACCAACTTGCGTGATGGAGTGCCAATTTCATACTCAGTTACCTTTACACCATTACCTGCAACACGGCTTTTGGCATAGACTGCATAACCATTCTGGCGAATGCGACTTACTGAAGCACTCATATTCTTAATGCCAAATCGCTTGCTCGCTTCTGCTGGTGATAGTTTCTCACCAGCGTACATTGCTGAGAATAGTTTAAAGTCTTTGGTTTCTTTGCTAATCATTTTCATCTTTCTGTTTCCTTTTAAATTACACTGCTGTGCAGTTAATAACTATTGTACAAGGATACTAATCAGTTGTCAACGGCGAATTTGCCCAATTGCGTACAACTTGTTCGAGTTCGGTAAAATCTAAGTTCATTTATTATCTACTTTTGTTTTAAACACGCCTGCAAGGATCATAATTGCAAACCACGTTTGGATTGTATAGGGAATTACCAATGCTGGGAACAATGTATTGACACTCCAGATAATTAGGAATGGTCCTGCAACAAGGACGAACAATACAAATAGAACTAATGCTGTAATCTTCATTTTATTCTTTATCGAAGAGGTCTTATTGACATTGCCTCTACGCACACGGCAGGGGTTATTTAGAACGGAGCGTCATCCATATCAGAAGTGTCTACTACAGGTGCCTTTGCCGCTTTGACTTTGGCTTTGATCTTCTCCATAGTAGGAGCCGTTGTGGCTTTGGGTGATTTAGTAGCACGTTTGCCTTGTGCATCTTCCAATGCGGCACGTACTTCAGCATTACCGTTGTCAAAGTCGATGCTCAACAGGTAAGTAACGGCATCTTCTTTGCTCATAGGGGTTTTTAGTTGAACAATGTCGATGTCTTTGTGATCATTCTTTTGAAGGATCTTGACACGCATTTGATCGTTGGCGAAACGAACCTTCATTGAACCATTCAAGCGGCTCACGCCAGCATATGCAAAAATAGACATAATATTTCCTTTTCTCTCTGTGTGTAAAGTATGAACAGCACTATTGCTGTTCATGTATTAATTATACTCTCTTTTGAAGACCTTGTCAACCAAAATCTGGCATATAGTGTTCTTCTTCTTGTTGCAAATCAGCCACATTATTTCCTTCAATCCAATCGAATACAATTTCAATTGGACACTCTAACATGACTGCAATGGTCTTGGCACCGAAGCCCTCAATATACAATTGCTCAATGTCGTAGGCTAGTTCTGCTAATTTACTCATGATTCTGCTGTTTCCTTCTCAGTACAAAATGCAACCAACTCAGAGACTGTGCCTGTAAACACCACATCGGTGGTATCGCTCTGTGTCATGCCAAACATATTGCAACCCTTGTTGACAATGCTGACTAGGATCTCTTTGCCTTGTGTGACAAAAACACGATACTCGTAGTCCTGACCGCAGTCAGTTGCGTCTACGCTGTGCAGGTAGAACTGTCCTGGACCTGAGCCTTTGAAGTTGCTGACTAACTGTGCAGCCAAACAGCCAGCACCATTGGCATACTTAGCAGGCTCATTACCGCTCATACCGTTGCCTACAGCAAACCCATTGAGGAACTCAGCCAACTCAGCACCGTGTCCTGTTGGGTAGCCGTCGTATTGACGATACAAGTTGATTAAAGGTGTGTCGCCATCGTAGACGAAAGTAAGTGATCTAGTTCCCATTTAGTACTCCTTAGTGTGCTGTTGATGTATGTATTATAGCAGATTTCAATAACCCTGTCAACCGGTGGGTTATATCTGCATGAATGGCTGAGTCTCGGGGATACCTTCCATGCTCTCACCCATCTCTTCCGGGCTGTTGAAGCAGGTACCAAATACCACCATAGCATCATCTACATCGCCAGCATATACCATAGCGGGCAAGGCTAACTGCTCAGAGGTTAACCCATTAATGAACTCTTTCAGTTCTGCGTAAGTAATTTGCATCGTAACTCCTAGTGCGTTGTTGATGTATGTATTATAACAGGGAACTTAATCCCTGTCAACCGTAGGGTTCATGTAGTAAAAAGTATTACTCGTTGTTCATCTCGTCATACTCTGCGAACAGTTCGCTGAGTCCAAAATCCTCGTCTAATCGTTTGAACAAGTCGCTCTGCTCGTCCTCTGGTAGGTCATACTCATCATGCAGGTTCTCCAGATGCTCATCGTCACCATTGAAGTAGAAGCCTGCGAAGTCACAACCCATCTCATAGTAACTTCCTTCAACCGCACAGTCTTCGTTCTGCTCTTCAAAGGTTCTGTATGCGTCAATGGGTGGAGCCCAGGCTGAGTCAAAGTATCCTGTGATCTCAGCAGTACCGTCACCGTTGTCTGTGAACTCTAGTCCTTCGGACGACACATCCCACTTGGTGCCCCAGTTAGTAACTGCCCAGTCATACCAGTTATCGGCATCACCATTAGAACCTTTGACAGTGTCCTTGAGCTCTACAGGCATAGGAACCATTGTGTTGAGCAAGCCACCATCCTCTGCTGTGGCTGCTTCGTAGAGTGCCCGGATCTTCTGCGTGGGACCAGTGATAGTGATCGTGTTGTTGCACCAGTTTGGCATGATATGCTCCTTACTCGTATTCGTAAAATTTAACAGTAGGGTCCAACTTCTTCAACTGTGCCGCACACTGTGTCAGACGCTTGTATTTGGCTTGTACTTGACTGCGTGGCAGTTCACCATCACAGCACAGGTTCTCAGGGCTTAGGTCTGCATCAATTGATTGTGCAATCGCTTTGCGGTCCTGTAGGTTGTTAAGATCCAGCGGCTTGCTTCCGAAGATCTTGCCCCAGCTGTTCTTCTGTGCTACGTAATTGTTTAGTGCTAGCATTTGTTTGCCCTCTTTGCGTTGTTGATGTATGTATTATAACAACTTTTGGACAAGTTGTCAACCAATAACCCTTCAGCAATCAGGGTCAAAGTCGTGCCACTCTTGCGCCTCATCAGGCTGGCCGTCATACTCATCTTCATTCTCAGATTGCTCTGTGATCTCTTCACTTAAACTCATAAAGTCTTCGCACATGTTGAACAGTGCTTGGAAAGCTCGCTTCTCTTCACGTCCCATGTCATTTAGGAACTGCGGACCTTGTTCATTCATCTC